GGCAGTGCGTTATTGTCAGCCAGTTCAACTTTGAAATAGACGCTTACTGCTGATGGCGTTTGCCATTTGATTTCATATTCAGGATAGGGCTGAACGTAGTTAACATCGTCTACCACCGTGTATGTGGTGTTTCCGACCATTGATGGTCCGGGTGGAAGTTTCTGCCAGATCGCCTTTGCGATATCTGCCGACGCTCCTCCGTACACACACACATACAGTGAATGCGGCTCCAGAGATACATTAGTGAATCCCTTCGTTACCGTCAGACTGGTATTGTTCTGCGTCACATATGCGTCAGTAACACCACTGACTGACAGCACGTTCGCGTACACAGCCCCAAGCTGATTGTTGGAGTTTCCAGCAACCGACTGCTTGCGGCGATACTCAAAGTTAGCGCGGCTCTCTACCTCATTACCCAACACCCCTGCGGTGGCATTGGTTATTCCAGACCAGCCCTGGATTGCGCGGTAAATTGTATTCAGCGCGCCGATTGGGCAGGCGATGGGGCCTGATGCCTGATTCTGAAATACGACATCGACAGCGCCAGACGATGGAATAACAGCATCTGCAAGCGAGAAGTAAAGGTAACCACTGGAATCCTGCGCAATGCTGTTGGCCGGGATAACCGTTCCCACAAGACCAGTACACGTAGCAGTTACTGTTGTTCCAATCGCAGCAATACGGTCAATGAAGTAAATCTGTCCGATCGCGTCCTGCATGCGACCTTCTGCAAAGTCTGGGTTAATCTGGTTAACCAACCATGCAAGGTTGTCGTTCTTATCTCCGATGATTGCCGTATCGCTCATGGCAATCTGTCCCTGCGGAGTCGTCAGACTCTTACTCATCCCTCCGCCCATGGCGGTATCAAGGTCAGTTAATCGCCCGTTGAGAATGTCTATCTCATCAGGAACGGCAATGCCGGTAGCGGAAAACGTGACAGAGGGGACGGCTGTGCTAACTGTTACTTCAGCCATTTGTTACCTCAGAATTGGATTGTGGTCTGAACGTTGTTTGTGTCGGTTATGGTCATCACGCCGGATGCAAGGCGATCTGCTTTGCCAACCGTGGTGGTACAGAATGCTGACTGAACGTATGGGAGTTTTTTGGCCTCGGTTGCCATCTTGGTATTGATGAGCTGAGTGCCTGGCCAGTGACCGAGAATGCGCTCGTAATACGGAATACCCAGCGTGGTGTCATACCATGGCTCACCGAGGAAGGTTGAGCACGCGCACGCTACGTCCTGTGCTACTGCGTATGGGTTGGCTGTGATTGCCATGCTTCCGGTGTCGTCTAGCGCGATGTCCCACTGGTCAGTCAAAAGTAGTGATTTGGTGAGCATGTAAACTCCGGGCAATAAAAAACCCGCCGAAGCGGGTTAGTGTTTTGTCTATCTGGATATGTATTTATCCGGATGCGCTAAGCAGTCATTTATGTATCCACTGGAATAGGCTTTAGCAAATGACTCGTCGTTTTGATAGCGCATAGAAAACTGAGCGGATGATGGGTTATCAGAAGACATTAAGATCATGCGCTTTGTTTCTGAGGCATCTATACCCTGCCAATTCCCTGCATCCATTGCCTCTCTCTCAAATGCCGATGCATCGTTCCTGGAATACGCATTTCCTGCGAGTTGCACATAAACGTTGTAGCGCATGCTCTGGTAGCAAGTCTCTCTCAATGAATCTCCGTTTGCTGACGCGCAAACTGATGTCAATGCAACGCATGCCATTAATAATTTCACTTTACCAATCATCATTGCGGCCCATCAGTGGTTGAACCTCCTGATTCTACACCACCATGTTTATGCGTACTGAGGTGAATGCCGTTTCCTGTGACTTCTCCCGTCGCAGTAATCGTTCCGCCGAATGTCGCGTTACCACCGAAACTTCCTGAACCCTGAGTGAGCTGACCGTTAGCCTCAATGATGGGGGCGTTCAGAGATATTTTGTCATCAGCATTGACTACAACGGTGTTCCCATTAACCTGAACAACCAGAGGCGAGACAATATCTATCCCGTCATTGGCGAATTTCACATACTGACTTGGCTCAGCATTTAGCACCCCACCGAGATAGATGGCGTCTGAGTAACTGTGAGTGCGATTCGACCCAGGCAATGCTGATTGCTTTGTCTTCTTCACGGCCGTGATATCGCGATCGCAAATGGCAATAAGACCAATGTCTCCCTCTACGGGAGGCATGATTACGGCGCTGGCACCGCGCTGCAATCGCCAGACCGGAACGCCGTGAATGACTGAGTTCGGTATGAGGTCACCCCCTCCTGTGAACCCCTCCACCATTGGCTTCACTGACACGACTTCTCCGGACTCACTAACCGAAGTTACGATCGCCAGCGTGATGAATGATTTCCCCATCAGAAACTGGTGCATAAGGAATTGCTGAGAGTTGGCATCGGTTGCCGTGTCCTGAGGCCGCGTAGTAAATAGGTTCATTACTGCCTCACTGTTAGCTGTCCGATTGATGCCCACACGATGGTTGCCCACGGAGCGCCTTCAGTCCATGTAGAAAGATGGTGAATTGCCGACTGCACCGTATAAACCCCGCTGCCATTCGGTAGTGAGGTTTCTATCTGCACCTTGCGACCTCGCAAAATCAGATCGCTGTACTGGCACTGGAAGTTAATCCCGTAGTTACTGAATACCGGGTATCCAATTAAGCCGTGCTCTGGTGATATGAGAGGTATTGTGTCGTCGATGCTTCCACCCTGCGGCCAGATGTAAATAGCACCCAACCTGAAATCAATCTCGATGCCTGCAGCGTGAGCGCACTGCTGAATCTGAGCTATCGGGTTTCCTTCGAAGTAAGGATTCTCAAGCTTCGCCAGAACGCCGTTGTTAACCACCGTATAGCCGATGCTTGCCGCTATTGTCGTAATGATTTCAGCAACGCTTGCAATACCTTCCTTTGAGAATGGCGGCGCAGTGATTGACTGGTCGAACCCTGTAGAAAAGGCACTGATTATCAGTGGCGCATCAGGCATCTGGTTAAGGTCGGCAAAGCAGTTAGTGATAGAGCCGAAGAATACCGGCCTGTCATCTGCCCACACCTTCATCATGTTCTGCTTAGCACCGTTTAACTGGATGCCCTTGTAGCTCAGGAGTGCCATGTTTTCGATGCTGAGCCCAAACACCCTTGCTTCCAGTGTCGTTCCAGATATCCCGCCGTAAGCACCTATCTCTATTTCTGCCTTGATGTTGTCGATGGTCAGGATGTTATTTCCTGACTCATCGAAAGCTCCGTCTTTCAGTGTGAACTGAAATTTCAGCGTTCTCTTTTTGTAGGTCATGCTGCCATCTCATCTGCCGTGGCATAGAACAGCTTGAATCGCGTCCCAAGCTCGTCATAAACAGGATCAAGACTTCCTTTGGTATCAGCGAAGAAAAGCTCACCTTTAAAGCCCAGATAGGGGTAGCGGACTATCTTGTTGCAGTTATGGCAAAGCACGCCTTGAGCTATCCACAAATTATCTAAGCCAACGTCGATAAACAGGCCTGTAGAACGCTGCACGATGCGCAATGTTACCGACTGACCATCAAGGTTGACGCTGACTTCCTGAGCTTTTAGGGGCTTTAGAGAAATGTTTTGCATCAGGATAGCCCCGCTACCAGTTCATCAACCGTTGTCGCAAGGTTTTTAATGGCCGATGTTGCCGCGCCATTAATAGAGCTTGTTATGCCTGAGGTGGCATTGCTAACGGCGTTTGTGACAGACGTTGCTACTGTTGTTGCCGCACTGGATACTGACTCTTTCAGGCCAGTTAGTGCGCCTTTAACGTCTTCAAGAGTTGAGTTGGTGGCCGTTGAGTTTGCCTTCTCCGTAACGACGCTGGCGGCCTTGCTTGTGCCGTTTGATGTGGTGTTGCTGTTTGCTGTTGTGCTCGTCAGGGTGACTTCAGCCTCCTGCAAAACAGCCTGGAAGATGGCTTCCACCGTCAGAAGGGTCACATCGCGATCTGATGTCCGGTAATTGTATCTAACCAGGTCATAGTCTTCGTATGTCGTGTCAGGAGTTTCGATGTCGTACACCTGCGCATCAGCAACCATCGCATCAAGAGCAGCCAACATGTCTGAGCGACTCGTCAGGGTGAAGTTGGTCAGGTTGGGAATGCTACCGCTAAACCCTGTCCATCCCTCCAGCGTAAACAGCACCCTGATAATTGGCGGCCGTTTTACTTTGTTAAAGCTGCTGTAAGAACCTTGCTCAATTGGAGCAGATACCACTGAGGCATCCGCCCCATACTCAATCCCCAGGAATGAGGACGGAGACAATGCCCTTAAGCCTGATTTCAGGTAAACCCCGTAACCAGGCGAAAGGGTACTGTTGATAATGGAGAAGATATTGCCGCTGTTTATCGCGCTGAGTAGCGTTGTTTCGTTCAGTGAAAAGGCCATATTATCCCTGCCCTGACATCGCTGGATTCACCAGGCGGTTTCTCTGAAGGTTTCTCTGGATATCAGCACCAAGCGCATTGGCATTTCCAGCCGATGTCTGCATGTCGATTTTGCCGATATTGATGTTGGTCTGGCTTCCGGATGCCGCTGGCATGTTGCGAGATGCAGATGAGCCCGCGCCCAGCTGAATGCCTCCCATGATGTCAGACGAGCTGATGTACCCCTTCCCGTTCTCATGGTCGACAATTCCCTTCATCAATCTGGCAATCGTTGCCGTGTCGCCTGAATCCAGCACCTCGTTAGCACCTTTTCCTGTCGCTTTGGTGAGCGCAGAAATATAGGCGTCGACATTGTTATTGTCTGATGCAGGGGCATAGGTTTTGACGATTGAGGAAAGGGTGTTGATGCCGCGCTTAAAGTACAGTTGCAGCTGCTTGTAGAGTGCTGCAACACCATGCTGCATTGACTCGAACACCGCAAACCGACCGCCTTCTCCACCTTCCATTGTCGCGCCAGCCTGGCCGACATAGTTCAGGTTCCCCGGGTTGTTATTGCGGATGCCGCGCGGCGCTGACTTGTAACCATCACCACGGGGAAGCTCAATGCCTGTTTTGTCGAATATCCAGTCGTGAAGTTGCTTACCCCACTCAGTGGTTGTGTCTGTTCCTGCGCTTCCATTCAGGAAGTTTGTCACCGGATTGTCAGTCAGCCATGAGTATTTCTTTTCAAGCTGCTCTGCGTACTTTTGAAGCTCAACCAGACCGGCAATCATGCTCACGCGACCAAGCGCTGTGAGAGCTCCTCTGACGCCGCCAATTGAACTGGTCATGCCTAGCAGCCACTTCCCGCCAACTAACACCAGAAGAAGTTTGAGCGCGTTTTCCAGACCACCTACAGCATCAACAACCCTGTTGATTTCGTCCGCTGTGTCGGAGAAGAATTTGCTTATTTCAGGTCCGTGAGTGCTAATCCATATCCCGAACTTCTCAATCAGGGGAATTAGCTTCTCGATGTATGGAATCAGCGCCTCATACAACACCTGAGATGCCGCAGTAAAGTTCTGCTTCATCTGCTCCAGGCGGCGGTTAAACTCCAGCGCCTTTCTGGTGGCTTCATCGGTAGCCCGGGATATCTTCGCGAAGCGATCAGCATCCTGAACCAGAGAGCCGTTAGCAAGCCCCTGCTGAGTGGCATTGTCAAAGCCAAACATTCCGCCAAATCGGCGCTGAGCGTCTTTGCTCAACTTGCCCCAGTTGCTGGCAATCTTGCGCATGATTTTTTCGGCGTTGTCGTTCTGGTAGTCGAAGTTAGCGCCTGTTGCACCGGCAAATGACGCCAGGGCACCAAAAAGCGGATCGTCCTGTCCGCCACCGGTGCGAATGTTTGTCAACGTCTTCTGGAAGTTGCCCAACGTACCTGCCATGCGTTCTGCAGTTGAACCGGCTGCCGCCGCTGCTCTCTCCCATCCATCAAGCGACTTAGCAGAGATATCCAGAGCGCGAGATTCAATCCCCAATCGCATCAGGTCTGATGTCATGTTGGTGATGAAGGTCTTGATGCCCTGCGCCGATAAAGTAACGCCTACCAGCGCAAGTAATTCTGTTCGGATTGAGCCAAAAAATGAGGCCGCTCTTTTACCTGCGGCCTCCATGTCTTTGGCTGTCTGGTCAGCATTCTTTCTGGTATCGTCAAGGCCTTTTTTTACTTCTGTCTGGCCTTTCTTGAATCCGGAAGAGTCAAGACCAAGAGTGACTACCAGTGAGTCAATAATCGTTGGCATCAGCCATTCTCCTGAGCCCTGTTGATGACCATTTGGTTGTAATTGTCGACTGTGATTATCTCAAGCCACCACCATAAATCCTCTACACCAAGCGTTGTGCTCAGTTCTGTCAGCGAGCACTTACCCGAAGACATAACAGTCGCTATTGTTTTGGGTACGTTGGCATAGTCGGTCAGGCCAGCGATTTGCTGACCCATTACCGGAGGAATGTCTAACTGGCGGCGGCGGTTAAAAAATCGACGTGCAGCTTAAAGACTTCACCGCGAAGTTTCAGGCGAGTAATAACCTCTTCAGTATCATCATCAATCAGTGGGCGCTTGATGTTTAGATCATCTGGATTTGGCACCGCCTGTACACATTTCATCAGCTCGTCCAGGAGAGGCCGTGCATCCTCTGGAGGGATTTTAGCCACCATTTCGAGGCCGACTTTCGCCATGCCTGCCATGCCCATATCTGAAAGGTTATCCGGAAGATTAATGCCGTTATTAGCCATCGCCAATATCGCTCGGATTGCCCACCACTCAGCCTGAGTAGCTGACATTTCACGAATGTAAAACTTCTTCCCATTGTCACGGCCTTTATCTTCGACGGTGTAGTACAGCTCTTTGCGTGCCATGTTAATCCTTATGCGTTGTACG